GAGAGGTGCCCCAAATATGTTGAGAGCCTTGAGCAACAAGTATACAATGGGGCGGGGCTCCCGGATAAAGAGGGCGGTTTTGATCACCTTACAGATGCCGGAGGGTATTATATAAATAGGAGATATGGAGTTGCCGGAGTGCTTAATGGCCGGGTTGTTTCAAAGTGGTAAATAAGTAATAGATGATCAATAAAATGGATAATAAAAAAAGGAGCCTATCATGGCAATTGTAAATCATAGGGTGCCCTTGGGGCTTTTAGCAATTGACAACATGCACAAAGACTATATCAAAGCCCTCCCGGATTGGGTAAAATGCCGGGATGCTGCGGAGGGAGAGAGAGCCATCAAGGAAAAAGGGGTTTTATACCTACCGGCTCCGGGTATTAATATGGATGCTGATAGTTTGGAATATCTTGCATATAAAAAAAGAGCATCCTTTGCCGGTTTTACATCCCGCACAATTGAGGCCTATGTTGGGCTTGCTTATAGCACCCCGCCGCTCATCAATAGTGATAAATGGGGTGATGCGGAATATATTGCAAGCAATTGTGATGGTGCGGGCACCGCTTTATCCGCACAAATAAAAAAATCTTTGGCGGATGTAATTATCACCGGCCGTGGCGGTCTTTTAGTTGATTACCCCGCCGCAGATGCAACCGGTGATGAGTTGCTTGCCAATATCTCTTTTTACAATGCGGAGAGTATAGTAAATTGGGATATTAAGCAAGAGAACGGCAAAAAGAGCCTCAATTGGCTCATCTTGAGAGAGGATGCAACGGATGATGATAGTGATACCCCGGGCGGGGCAATTTTATTTCAATACCGGGTGTTGTGGCTTGATGATGATGGCAATGTAAATGGAGCAGTTTTTGATCGTTATGGTGCAACTATCGGTGATTATTACAAAGTTATTGCGGCGGGGGAGCCTCTCAAAGAGATCCCATTTTATTTGATCAATGCAGATGGCACAAACTCATCAACTCAATTTTTTGGGGTTGCGGTGCCGCCGGTGAAAAAGGTTGTGGATATAAACCTCACCCATTACCGCACAGATGCGGAGATGCGGATGGCAATGCACTATCATGCAATGCCTCAACCATATATCTCCGGTGCAACTCAAGCCTTTATTGATCAATACAAAGATGAGCCTCTTGTGATTGGCACAACGGAGGTTTTAATGCTCCCGGATGGGGCAACCTTTAATCTTGCACAAATTGATTTCAATGCAACCTCTTTCCATGCGGAACTCAACCGGCTCCGGGATACTGCGGTTGAGTTGGGTGCCCGCCTTGCAATCACAACTACCTCCGGGGTTGAGGCTGCGGAAACTATAAGGCTTAAAGAGGCGGGTGATATATCAATCATTGCCTCAATAATCCTCTCCATTGTTGAGGCTTATGAGGAGGCGGTTGCCATGGCTGCAAAGTTTATGGGAGAGCCAACCATTGAGCCCTCAATTGAGATCAATACGGATCTCCTCAAACCATCTCCGGATGCTCAACTTTTATCAACCCTTATGGCCTCAATTGGCTCCGGGGTGATTGGTGTTGATGTTGTGCGGAATTATATGAGAGCAACCGCAATCATCCCTCCCACAATGAGTGATGATGATCTTGAGGCGGATGTGCTTGCCTCAATGGGCGGTATGGGCATCACTTATGCAGATGATCCAAATGCAACCCCGCCGGCCCCGGTTGATGCTGCGGGCAATCCTATTGATCCGGCTGCAATTGGTGCTCAAACTCAAACAAGATCAACAACTCCCCTTTTGGATATAGCCAAAACGGATGCAATACTTGATCTTATCCCAACAGATATAATTGAGGCCAATGCGGTGCTTGATTGGCTCAAATCAAAGGCAGCGGAGAGGGATCAATAAATGGCAACTCCGGATCAACTCCGCAAAGCGGGGTTGCGGGAGGCTTGGGTGAGTGCTTTGGCCGGTGATACAGATGATTATATCCGGGGCCAAATTGCTCTCATCAACAAATCCCTCAACTCAAGGGCGGTGAGTAGTTACACAATCAAGCAACTCAACAAGATGCTCAAGGATCTTGAGGGGGCCCTTGCTAACAATACAAAGATCTTTGTGCAAGGTGCTGCAAATGATGCCATTGATCTTGCCATTGTTGATGCGGAGAGTGAGGCGGCAATGCTTGCCTCCGCAGCCGGTGCCGCAAAAGTGATCACCCCAACGGATATGAGGATCAAGGCATCAATCAAAAATGTATCCCTCACAGATTATGCAACCGGTAAGAAAACAACCGCAAATAAAATGTATAAAACTTTGGGAGGCTCAAATGCCAAAGCAATATCAAGCATGATCCGGCAAGGATATGCCAATGAGATCCCAACAAAAGATATTGTTGCAGCAATATCCGGGCAAATGGTGCACCCTCAAGGGGGTAAAGCCTATTATGCCGGCGGATACCTCAATACCGCTCACAAAAGGGATGCAACAACAGTTGTGAGAACGGTAACAAACGCAATGAGCGGGGAGGCCCGGCGGCAAGTTTGGGATGAAAACAAAGAGATCATTGATAAGATTGAGATCATTGCAACCCTTGACAACCGCACAACTATCCTTTGCTCATCACTTGATGGCACTCAATGGGATCTCAATGATCCAAACCGGCCAATCCCTCCATTGCATTACAATTGCCGCACAACAACCGCTCCGGTTGTGGCGGGTGATGATCTTGCCGGTGATTTTAGGGTTGCAAGGGGTGCGGATGCGGATGTTGATCCCGCGGATATTACAACAACAAAGGTATATCAAAAAAAGCAACGCACCGGCCGGATTGATGTGCCGGCGGGGATCAATATGGATGATTTTTTGAGAGGGAAATATCCCGGCGGATCACCTCAACCGGATTGGTATCTCAAAGATCTCTTTGGGGCGGAGCGGGCAAGCCTTTACAAAGCAAATCCAAAGATTACAGCAAGGGCCTTTTTAGATAGTAACAACAAAAAGATCCCGGTTGCAGATCTCAAAGCAAAATACAACAAAAAATAGTATATTATTATTAAGTAATTATTGACCGCCAACAAAGGAGATTTTGATGGCATTAAAAGCAAAGATTGAGGCGGATGAGTATGATGCACTCACTCCCCTTGAAAAATCGGTTTACCTCCCCGCCGGGCAAGATGAGGATGGCAATGATCTTGATGGATATGTTGCCGATGTTGGCGGCTTGATCAAATATGCGGATGAGATGCAAAAGCATAAAAACCGGGCAATTGCAAGCAAGACCGCTCAAAATACCAAAATGGATGAGTTGCAAAGTGAGATTGACCGCCTCACAGAGATTGCAGAGGGTGCCGGAGGCGGTGATGGCAATGGATCCGGCGGCAATGGATCCGGAGGCAACTTTGAGGAATTATATAAAACCGCAAAGGCAAAGATCAAAACCCTTGAGGATGATCTTCGCACAACCAAAGAGGGCTTTATTGAGGAGAAAAAAGCAACAACCGCTCAATCCAAAATTGATGCCCTTACAAGTGAGTTATGCGGGGGATCAAACCCTCTTATGCTCAATTACCTCAAGGGCCGCATTGGTGCCATTGTTGGAGAGGATGGTGCGGTTGAGTTGGTGATCAAGGATGAGGCCGGCAAAGATACAGCAAATACAATTGATGATCTTAAAAAAGAGATTGCGGCAAATGATTACCTCAAGCCAATCCTCAAGATCAAGCAATCCGCCGGAGGAGGATCCGGAGGAGCCGGCGGGGCCGGAGGAGGCGGGGATGTTTGGGCGGAGGCCTTTGATCCTAAAAAACCAAATCATGCCAAAATGCGGGAGTTGCAACTTGAGGATCCCGCAAAGTTTGCTATTTATCACAAAAAGTATTTACAAGAGTTGGGAGCATAAAATGGATTTTTCAAGAGTAACAAAAAAGGATCTCATTGCAGCAGTAAAAGAGCAAGAGGCGGAGATCAAGGCTCTCAAAGAGGGCAATGTATCCGGAGGAGGTTGTGATGATCTTGAGGCGGATCTTGAGGCAAAAGAGGCCTATATTGTTGATCTTACCAATCGGATCACAGAACTTGAGGAGGCCGGCATCCCCGGATCTCTTGAGGTTGCTGCGGATCACTTTGAGGGCCTTGAGGCGGTGCAATCAATCTTTTATGATCTCAAAAATATCACCTTGAGCACCTTGCAAAAGGTTTGGCTCTCAATTGAGGAGATCCCGGCGGAGGATGATCTTGTTGGTGTAAAAATTGCAATCAAGACAATTACCAACCCGGATGCCCCGCTTGTTGTAGTAAAAAAGGCAATCAAAACCGCCTATGATCTTATTGAGGCAAACTTTACTCACCTCTCTCATGTTGCTCATTGTGAGGCAACCTTTTTGATCCCCGCCGGAGAGCAATTTGACACTCTCACCGGCGGCAACTTGATCAATGATGATACTCCGGATGAGGATGTGATCCTTGAGCAGCACAAAGAGCATGGTGAGGATTGGATTGAGCCGGATGAGGATCCGGAGGATGGCACCCCGGGTGAGGGCCCCGCTGCAACCAATGCGATGCCGCAACAATCCCCGGATCCGGATGGTATTGATTGGATGAATGAGGAATAGGATCACCGGTATTGATGATTTTATTTGCTTGAGAGGCGGCGGGGATAATCCTCACCGCCTTTTTATTTGCCCGGAGGGCAATGGCATCCCTTTGATCATAAAGTTGCAAAAAGGGGGCTCTTTGAGGTTTTATTGACAAACCGCAATTTTTAGTGTATTATATAGATATATGAGGCTTGCGGAGTTGAGCGGCATATTGCACCCGGAGTGGTTTTTTAATCATGGAATAATAACGGCGGCAATATAATACCGCCAAAAAATAAAGGAGCCTATCATGGCAACAACCCGCTTGAGCGATGTAGTAGTACCGGAGATTGTAGTACCGGAGATTGCATTGCAAATCAAAACAAAATCGGCTTTTGTAGGTACAGAGGCAGTTTTTAATGATCCAATTCTCAACAATTTTGCATCCGCCAATTTTGGATCACTTATTGATACGCCAAAATACAACCATATCACAGAAGATGAGAGCAATGTATCATCCGATGATCCCGCAGCAGCAGCAACTCCGGAAAAAGCATCTCAAGCAAAGATTTACTCAATCAAACATGTGAGAAATGTTGGATATTCAAACGCTGATCTTGTTTATGCTCTCTCTCAACCGGATCCATCAAAAGTAATTACTGATCAACTTGGTACTTATTGGGCAAAGCAAATTGATAAAATTGCAATCAACTCTCTCCATGGTGTTTACGCTGATAATGTTGCATCAAATGGCGGTGATATGGTCTATGATATTTCGGATGATGTTGCCGGTATCCCAACGGATGCGGAGATTGTGAGCGGTGAGGCTCTTATCCGTGCCGCTGCAACCAATGGTGATAATATGGATGCCTTTGTGATGATTGTAATGCACTCCATAGTGTTTGCAAACTTACAAGTTCGCAACCTTGTGATCACAATCCCGGATAGTAATGGCGTTTTAGTATCAACCTTTATGGGTAAAAAGGTTATTGTATCGGATGCAATGCCGGTGATTGCGGGCACCAACCGCAACTCTTATGTTACCGCCTTAGTTGGCCCCGGTGCCCTCCGATATGGTAACGGAGCACCAAAAACACCTCTTGAGGTTTATCGTGATGCTGCGGCCGGTAATGGTGAGGGTGTTGAGACTCTTTGGAGCCGCAACCATTTTGTTATGAGCCCAACCAATTACTCTTTTGATGCAACTTATACTTTTGCGGGTGTCTCTCCAACTTGGGGAGAGTTACGCAGTGAGGATGCTTGGGTGCGTACTCTTGAGCGTAAACAAGTTGCAATTGCTTATTTAATTACCAACGGCTAAAAGGCCCCGGTGCAATGAGTATTGTGCAAAAGCATAAAAGAGGCACTCAAAAGGGTGCCTCTTTTTTTCGATCACTCCCCTCCGCTGCGGTTTGGATTTTGCCTTTGTTGATTGTTGGGTGCATCTCAATCATAAAGGTTGGGGTTGAGGTTGATAATGATGATATATGTATCAAAAACAAAGAGGAGCAAGAGATGGCAATAAATGTGCCTTATGTTACAATACCGGAGGCGGATGCAATCAATATATCTCCGGAGTGGATTGCGGCATCAAGTGAGCAAAAGGATCATGCCCTCCAAATGGGGAGGATTTACATTGATGCAAATTACTCTTGCCGCATTGATGAGAGTGATCCCGGTGATGCGGTAAAATATGCAAATGCGGTATTTGGAGATTATTCTTTGCGGGGGATCCTTTACCCCGCCGCCGGATCAAGAGGATCCGATAAGGTAACAATTGAGGAAAAAGTAAAAGCCGGATCCGTTGAGAGTTTGGAGAAATATGCAACCGGTGCCGGTGGTGCCGTGATTGGGGTTGATCCTTTTAAAGATATTACCGCCGTGCTTATTTCGGCGGGGTGCTCATATACTCCCGCCGGAGCAACCGGAGCGGGTGTTGCATCCATAGTGAGAGCAAGGTAAAACATGAGCCTCCGGGATAAATTAAATGAGAAAATTGCCGCAGCATGGGCAAAGTTTGATGATGTGCCGGTTGATGGCATTGTAAAGCACCTTATTGCTCAATCTTATGATCCGATCACCGGCCCCGGAGAGTTATGGGATGATTACCCTTGCCAAATCATCCTTGATACAATAAGTGAGGCGGAGCAAGAGGATACGGAGTTGAGCGGCAAAAATGGAGAGTATAATGCTTTGATACCGCTTGATCAACTCCCCATCATCCCCGCAATTGGTGATATGATTGTGATCAATGGCAAAGAGTATAATATCATCCATGTATTGATTGATCCGGCAAGAGTATTGTTTACCGGCCAAATTGTATCAAGAGAGGCGGTTGATAATGGGTTGGGATAAAGATCCGGCCGCCTTTGGTGATGTTGTGAGAACGGATGCGGAGCAACTGCAAAAAAAGGTTGTGCTCATGCTCATGCGGAGGATCATATACCGCACCCCGGTTGATACCGGGAGAGCCCGGGGTAATTGGTTGGTTGCTCACAATACTCCATCAAAAAAGGTTGTTGATACATTGGATAAGAGCGGCAGCAAAGCAATTGCAAGAGCGGAGCGGGTTGAGCCAAAGTTGGGCGGGATTATTTGGATCTCAAACAATTTGGATTACATCATGTATCTTGAGGATGGCACTGATAAGTTTGCACCTTATGCAATGGTTGCCGGTGCGGTGCAATCGGTGCGGGCAAAAATGAGGAGTATATAATGATCTCAACTTTACAGCAAACTCTTGAGCAATTTTGGATTGCAAATATACAACCTCAAATGATAACAATAAATACATTTTTTGATAATCAAGAGGGAGCCGGGAGTGATCTCAATGGATGGTGCCGGCATACTATACTTGAGAACAACCGGCAATTTAGTGCATTGGGCCGGAAAAATCTCCGGGTTGATGGTATTGTTGCGGTGCAAGTTTTTACAAAAAAAGGCACCGGATCACAACAATCAAATCATATAGGTGATATAATATATAAAGGATATACCGGCAATTGCACCGGATCGGTAAGATTTGGGGCGGTAACAAAACAACCCTCAATCATCTCCGGAGGTTGGTATCAAACAACTTATTTTATAGAGTTTTATAGTGATGAGCAAATACAATAAAAAAGGAGCATATCATGGCATGTGATAGCAAAGCAACGGCCAACGGCCTAAAAATATCTTATGTTGTTGAGGAGGATTGCGGAGTGATCCCCGCAGATCCGCAATGGCAAGAGTTTGGAGTTACCGGAGAGAGCATTGCCCGCTCCGTTACAAATACAGAGAGTGCGGAGATCTATGCAGATAGAAATATCCGTGATAATGTGCAAACGGCGGTTGAGATCGGCGGGGGCATTGATGTTGAGCAAAGAGTGCATGCTCTTGAGGATTTTACAGTTGGAGCATTGCAAGCGGATAAAACATTGAAACAATCTCAACCAACAGTTGATATTGTTGTTGATGGCACTGATCCCGCAATTGCAACAATAACTGATACCGGTGCCACCGGTGAACTTGGGCAATTTAGCATTGGAGAGTTTGTTTATATTACTCATGTGCCGGAGGATGGCTTTGTTGTTGTTGGTAAAGTTATTGAGGTTACTGATCCGGATAATATCAAAGTAAAAGCCATTGATGGAACTTTTGCGGATGAGGTTGGAGTTGTTATTGATATATATAGCAACTACTACACAAACGGCACAACCATCAAAACCTTTACAATTCAAAAAGAGTTTACCGATATGGCAACCCCGGCATTTTTCCGCTTTATGGGGATGCAAGTGAGTGAGATGGTGATTGATGCCTCAACCGGCTCAATCCTCACCGGATCCTATGCTTTTATTGGATTGGAGAGTGAGGAGGAGACAACAGAAACTCCCGGAGCAACTTATTTGGCTCCATCAACTGATCAAATACTCAATGCAATTGATAGTATTGGTGAGATACTTGTTGATGGTGTTGCAAATCCTTATGATGTATTAAGCATGAGCCTTGCAATCAACAACAACTCAAGAGGCCAATCCGCAATTGGCACTGATGGCTTTGTTGGCATTGCTCATGGTGCTGCGGGTGTATCCGGCTCTTTATCGGTTTATTTTGAGGATATGCAACAATATAAAGATTTTGTTGATCAAAAGCATGTTGCCCTTGATTACATCCTTAAAGATCATGAAGGTAAGTTTTGCATCATCTCAATGCCAAATATCAAATATACAGAGATGGCAGTAAATGCAACCGGCACCGGGGCGGATGTTGTGAGTGATGGATCATATACCGCAATGTTTGATGATAGCATTGGCGGCACAATCCGCTTTACATGGCTCAATGGTTAAGAGGGGGATATATGGCAGCAAATAAAAAGGTTGAGGGCCCCATCAAGGGGCTTTTGATCAACAATGTTGATCCGGATGAGATCACCGGAGGGGTTTGGGTTGATTACAACAATATCCGCCTCAAGATTGCCCGCAAAAATAATGATGTATATCTCAAGAGATATATGGATGGCATCAAGCAAGGCAAGAAAACAACAGAGGCGGTTGTTTATGCAATTGCCGGCGGGGTGCTTACTGATTGGGCCGGTTTTAAGGTTGCAATTGATGATGAGATTGTTGATGTTCCTTTTGATGAGGCCAATGCTTTTGAGGTGCTGCAAAATGATGAGATGGCTCTTGAGTTTATCACAGATTTTTGCAACAATGATACCAATTTTATTAAAGCCGGGTATTTGAAACTAAAAAAAAAGTGATTGATGCCCTTGATTGGCAACTCTCTTGGGGAGATAAAGAGCAAAAATTGATTGCACTCTCAAGAAAAAGGGGCAAAAGGTTTGAGGCATTGGAAAACAAGCCGGATCATGATGATGCGGTTGATTGGTTTTTTAATGCCTTTGCCATTTTGAGGCATGGCATCCCCGCCGGCGGAGGGATCACAATCACCGCTCTTGATGCTTATGCAACCCGGATGAGGTTGCCTTTGGAGTTTGATGAGTTTGTTGATATAATAATGGCAATGGATAGATCATTGCAAAGGAGCACAAAATGAGTACAGAGCAAAGCACCCTTGCAGTTGGTGTTGATAGTAAAGGGGCGGAGAAAAACACAAAGGATCTCACCGGCAAACTCAAAAAACTTGGTAAAGAGGGAGAAAAAGCCGCAAAATCTTTGGGCCAAACCTCAAAATCAACCGCAACCCTTGCAAAATCTCTCAAAGGTTTGGCAGTTGGGGCCGCTGCAATGATTGCTCTTAAAAAAAGTATTGATTGGCTTGCAGATGCTGCGGTTGAGGCGGATAAAAAGGCGGTTGCCTATGGCCGGCTTGTATCAATATCAAAGCAAGTAACAAAGGCAACAGATGAGGAGATTGAGAGCCTTGCGGAACTATCAAGAGAAACGCAAAAACTTACCTCTTTTGGTGATGATGTGATCCAAATGGGCCAATCTCAAATCTTATCCTTTGGAGTTACTGCAAAAGAGGCGGAGATGCTTACCGGATCACTTACTGATCTCATGGCCGCACAATATGGAGTATCCGCAAATGGAGAGCAAGCAATCCAATCCGCAAACATGTTGGGGAAAGCCCTTACCGGGCAAGTTGGTGCATTAAGCCGTGCCGGTATTTTATTAAGTGAACAACAAAAAGAATTGATCAAAACCGGTGATCAAGCAACAAGAGTATCAACAATTGTTGAGGTGCTTGATGATAACTATAAAGATCTTGCCAAAGACCTTGCCAAAACAGATAAAGGGCTCAAAGAGGTAAATGCAAATAAAATGAGTGATATTAAGGCGGAGATTGGCAAAGAACTCACTCCGGCAATCATCAAAATGCAAGAGGCAACTTTGGTATGGTATCAAATGATCCTTGACAATAAGCAACCTATCATCAAAACGATCAACGATATTGCCGGAGCCTTTGAGGGTGTTGCCCTTGCAATTGGTTGGATGAGCGGCGGGGAGGAAAAAGCCACAATGCTTGCTCAAGCACAATCAAATGAGAGGCTTGAGTATTTGAGAGAGTACAAAAATGAGGCGGATAAAATCTTTAATGAGTTGAATATGGAGGAACGCACAAAGATCATGAGCGGCGGATATGCCGGAGTTGATAAAGCAAACATGATGCAGCCGATCCGCAAATACTTTGAGGCGGTTGAGGTTTTGGAGAAATATGAGCAAGCCATGAGTGATGCAAAAAAAATGGAGGAGGCTCAAATTGATACAACTTACAAACTTATCACAAAAAATGACGAACTTGCCGCCGCATTGCAAAGGCAGATTGATGAGCAAAAAAAAGGAAATGATACAACAGATGAGGCAACAAATGCCGCAGATGGTGAGGCGGTTGCAATTGAGTATCTTACAGAGGCACAAATAAAGCATGCTCAAGAGGCCCGGATGGCTGCGGATGCGGAGCGGGCCATTGCCGCAGAGGTAAACAACATGATTGCATCTTTAGATCCGGCTTATGCCCTCACCATGCAACTTGCAGAGGCGGAGAACATATTGCAAAATGCCGTGATGGGCGGGGTGCTTACCGCAGAGCAAGCGGCGGCGGTTTATGCAGAACTAAACCAACAACTCACAAAAGAGATCTCTCAAGCGGATCAAGCAATATCAAGATATGAGCAAATGAGTGAGCAGCAAAAAACTCTTTTTGATGGATCAATGGAGTTGGTTGAGGGGTTGAGTGATGAGATGATGAGCATATTTGATGGCTCTCAACAAGGTTGGGAGGATTATGCAAGTTTTGCAGTAAAATCAATTGGTAAGGTAATTATTGAGTTGATCAAGATGCAAAGCATTGCATCCCCAACCGGGGGAGCCGGTGGTGGTAGTGTTTTTGGTTCTTTATTTTCCGGGATTGTTGGATCCGCCTTTGCATCCGGTGGTGTTGTTACCGGTGCAACCCTTTTCTCTCACTCCGGCGGAGTTGGTGTTGCCGGTGAGGCCGGGGTTGAGGGTATACTCCCATTAAAAAGAGGATCAAATGGTGATCTTGGGGTGCAAGTTACCGGGGCGGCCGGATCGGCACCTCAAATAAATGCACCGGTATCAATAATTGTGCAAGGTGATGCAACAGAAAAAACCGCATTATTGTTGCAGCAACAAGGGGCAAGGATCTCAAAACAAATCAAGGGAGAGATCTTGAGCGAAATAAGCAACGGCGGGGCATGGAGCCGGGCCGTAGGTAAAAGGAGATAATAATGAGCAAAAATATACCGGCTTTATTAAATAATCCCTCAAGCATGGTGATCACTCTTGAGGCCAATGTGCAATCATCAACCTCAATTTTTAATGGATCAAAGCAAATGGTTGAGTTGTTGGGATCTCATTGGATCATTGAGGCATCTTGGAACATACTCACAAATGAGCAGATCAAAGCATACCGGGCTTTTATTGCATCCCTCAAAGGGGGAGTTGTGCCGGTTTATTTTTCGGATATATCACAACCAAATCCATCCGGCGGAGTTGTTGATCAAGTTGATGTAATTGGGCAAGTTGATCTCAATACAATTGAGATTGCATGCTCAACTCAACCGGATACTTTGCTCTTTGCTGCGGGTGATTATATACAAATCAAAGTTGAGGATGGGGCCCCGGATGAGTATAAGATGGTGATTGAGGATGTTGTGAGTGATGCGGCGGGGATTGCTGCAATCTCTTTTGAGCCTCACCTCCGGCATGCGGCAAGAATTGGGGATGTTTTGATCTATAATTATCCAAAGGGATCTTTTACATTGGCAGAGCCTCAAATGGCATGGAGCATGGAGGCTCCGGTTGTATCATCCGGGGTGAGTATTTCTTTAATTGAGTTGATGGTATAGGGGGGAATATGTACGATCTTACAGAGTGCCGTGTTTATCAAGATAATGATATTGTGCACCGCTTTGATGCAGATTTTTGGATTGTTACGGCGGGGCATCCATCAACCTCAATTGCATCAAATAGTATTGCGGAGCCAAATATACCGGATCCGGAAAATTATGAGGCAATTGAGGCCCGGCTCCATGCAACGGCACAAAATGATTTTATGGCTTTTACTTGGTTGAGTGAGGATAAAAATAGTTTTGCGGGATATGGATACAAAACTTCAACCGGATATGAGAGGGAGGTGCTTGATTGTTGGTTGGTAGTCTATAATCATGCCGGCAATGATATTTCGGCAAGAACATGGCTATATATTGAATATATCACCGGGGCATCTTATAGGATCCCCGCCGCTCAATTTATTACATCAAACCCGGAGGGCAATCATCTTATAGTTGATTTTAGCAATATATGGGATAATGGGGTACAACTCCCGGATGCGGGGATTGCAAAAATATCTATTGAGATATATCAAACAACCCCGGCCGCTCCATGTGATCCTCTTGCCTCGGTAGCGGTAGAGGGCATATTGCTTAATATAAAACCGGGTAATGTAAGAAACAACGCCGGGCTCCGCCGTTGGATCCGGCAACCAAAAACCGGGAGAGATGCAAGCGGTATTGATATGCAAATATCTTTTGAGCAGCACCGGCATATATCTCCCCGCCGTCTTTTTTGGGAGTTGAGTAGTTTGGGATATATGGGCAACCCTTTGAGTATTGATTGCATGAGTGGAGGATTGTATCACTTAATCCTCCCGGGGCCCTCATGTGGAGAGGTTACATTTTCACTTGCTCCCGGTGATGGTGATATAAATTACCCTTTATTTAAGTGGTTGGTATCATTGGATGAGTTGATTTTGCAATATGGTGATTTTGATATAAATATAATAATGGTGCCGGTTTTTAGGGTTGAGTGGAGTTTGTTGGATGGCAATGATCAACATTTTATGAGGGATGAGGATGGGCTTGCTATTGTAGAGAAAGATGGTGTTGGAGACGCAACCGGCGGATATATTACTCCATCATCAACAGTTTTCAATGATTACTTATATCATATTTACAGAGCAATATATTATCAATTTTTCACCGCAACGGCGGGGAGGCATATATTGCAAAGCCGTGGATCAACTTGGGGATATCATCCGGGCAGTAGAAAAATTGGTATATATGATAATATCACTATTGCAGACTATGAGGCAGATACCGGTGAGGTTGTGCCGGTGCCATGGTTGGGAAAAATTGATGATATTACGGATCAAGATGTTGCAAATAACTCTCATTACTTAAATTGGCTTAGCAATAAACTAATAACAACAACCTCACAACTAATAAATGCGGTTGCGGATGTTGATCCGGATGATGAGGTTGCAATTGAGATAAATGGGCAAGATGTATTGAGTGGTGATATTTTTCCGATATTGCCCGCATTGTTTGATATTACAATGGTTACAACCTCACTTTTTGATCATATTGTTGTATTTGCTTTTGGTTGGATGAGTGCAGATAATGATCCGGCGGTTGAGGATGCCATGATGCTCCCCGGCACAATTGGCTTTGATCCGGCAACCAATGCGGCTTTTGTTATTGGATCGGTAGATGATCACAACAACCGGTATCAATGGGGTTTTATGGATAAATATATTGATATAGCCCGCTTTGATTATTCTTATCATGATATACAAGTGAGTGATTTTGCGGCCGCATCAAGAGATGGGTTTATTTGGTTTGGGTTTGGTGTTGTTGGTGTTGTTGGGTTTGATTGTGGAGGAGGCTGCAATGGATTATAGTGCAAGCGGTCTGGTGAGAGAGATCTTTTTTGTGCATCTTGCTTTTGATGTTGATCCCCTTTTTGTAAATACCTCACCGGTAAAAATCAATTATGATGGGCATGATTGGATGGGTGCGGGATTATTGGGTGAGATCGGTGCACCATCTCAAAATATCAATATGGATGCGGCGGGGCTTTTTGTGAGATTGAGCGGGGTGCCGGTTGATAGGCTCACAGAGGCAAGAGCGGAAAAATACCGCAACCGGGAGGCTTATGTTTATTATGCCAATCTTGATGAGAGTTGGGAGATAGTTGGCACTCCGTTGCTTGTTTTTTCCGGCACAATGGATGAGGTTGGGATTGAGGCCGGAGGATCAACCGCCTCAATTGCGGTGCAACTAAAAAGCGATCTTGCAGAGTGGGCAAGAGCAAAAAACCTCAAATATACAAATGAGCAGCAACAAAGAGATTACCCCGGAGATAAGGGCCTTGAGTTTGTTGCAATCCAAAAAGATAACCCTTTAAATTGGGGCACAAAATGAGTTATGGGATAGGCATGGCTCTTGAGTATTGTGCAACCTCACCTCAAAGGCATTGGGAGTGGGGTGTTGATGATTGTGTTGCCTTTGCAACTCATGCCTTTTATTTGCTCACCGGGATTGATCTCTTTGATGAGTACCGGGGCAAGTATCACAATGAGCATGATGCAAGCACAATCATTGCAAGGGCGGGCGGTTTTGAGGCCCTTTTTGATCAAGAGGTATCAAAGCACCCGGAGATCATAAAGAGTGCAGCAATCACCTCCGGAGAGCCATCATTGTGCATTGTAAAGGTTGGCGGGCAATACTATGGGGCATTTTATACCGGCATGAGCATTTTATTGTATCAAGGTGAGAGGTATATATTTTGTAATGAGAGGCATATTGTTGCCTCATACTCTATAAAAGGGAGATCATAATGGCTTTAGTTGCGGGTGCTGCAATTGCGGGTGTTGCAACGGCGGTATCCGCCGGGGTTGTTGGGGGTGTATCAATAGGTGCTGCGGTGGCAATTGGTGCAGTAACCTTTGCGGTAAAAGTAACAACCGCATTGATTGCAAACTCAAAAGATGATACTATGGATGAGGCGGTGCCAACATCAAAAGCCGCTGCAAATCAAATTATCGTAAAATCACCAACGGCTCCCCATAAAATTATCTATGGCCGGGCAATTGTATCCGGAGTGCTTGCATACTCAAATACCTCCGGAGATAATAAAGAGTATTTGCACCTCTTAATAGTGTTGGCGGCTCATGAGGTTGATGCAATTGGTGATATATACCTTGATGAGATCCATGAGGAGGCGGAGGAGATTGCCGGGCATGTAAAGGTTTGGAGGCACTTGGGAGGATCAAAGCAAGTTGCAGATCCGGAATTGGTGCATACCTTTGGAGAGTGGACCGCAGCCCATAGGCTCCGGGGATTGGCTTATGTGCATGTGAGGCTTTTAAATGATGCGGATGCACCTTTTAGATCCGTGCCAAATATAAAGGCGGTTGTGCAAGGCCGCAAAGTTGTTGATCCCCGCAATGTTGGCTTTAAAGATGTTACAAGGATAGTATGGCCGGATATTGCTGCAACATTATCTCAACCGGTAACAATGCAAGATCAATGGTATTTTGCAGCGGATCAAGTTGCACCCGGAGGAGGCGGAGCATTGAGATTGCTTGGGCAAGCCGCATCCGCAGGCATCATAATTGATGCACAGGCAAATGTCTTGGTTGTTGAGTTTGATACCGGCCCCGCTTACTCTTTTGATTTTTCAAATATCATTATTGATACTCCGGTTGATATTGCGGTATCATATTACAAAGGGCTTTTGAGCATCATAGTTGGTGATCAATATGATCAATTAGTGATCACTCCGGAGCCTTTTACAATTGCCGGGATTGACAATGAAAACATCACTTTTACATCCGGCCGCATTGTATTTGGTGAGATGGTTGGCATTGCTCCGGTGATTGATGTGATCAATTGGCATGATGATGCGGTGGATATTGGCGGCACCTATTACATGCCAAACAAAGGCAGCGGCGGGGATATGGCTTTGAGTGGGTGGATTGAGTATACAAATACAGAGAGCAGCAACCCGGAGGATTGGCACCGCTCATGGTCAAAAAATGCAGCACTCAACATATATGATTTTTTGATGAGTAAAAGATGGGGCATGGGTGTTGATATTGATAAAATTGATATTGATATATATAAAAATGCCGCTGATCTATGCGGTGCAATCTTGCCCGGATACAATGAGCCATGTTTGCGGGCCCGGTATACTCTTGATGGTGTGATCAATGTTGATGCTGCAATTGGCAATACATTGCAATCAATGCTCACCTCATGTGCCGGGGTTGTTGTTTGGAGAAATGGGCTTTTTGCTTTGATAGTAGGTGCTCCGGGCCATAGTGTTATGACAATAACAAGTGATATGATCATTGGTGATATATCAATGGGAGTTGTAGCATCAAAGGCCGGAGTTTTTAATACAACAAAGGCGGGATATATATCCGCTGCTCAAAATTGGCAATCCGCAGAAACGGCCCCATATACTGATCAAGATGCAATTGATAATGATGGCATTGAGATATTGCAATCAATTGATCTCCCCTTTACTGATAGTGATTACAATGCCCAAAGGCTTGCAATAATCTTTTTGAAACTATCAAGGCTTGAGGGATCTCTTGAGTTGATAGTGAAAAGAGAGGCCTTTGCATTAAGGGCAATGGATGTTGTTGAGGTGCATGTGCCGGAGGCCGGCATCATAAATGAGTTTTGGCGGGTGAGTGAGTGGAGCCTTGAGCCGGCGGCAATTGGCAACCCCGGTGCAATCAAGTTATTACTCAAAGAATATGATCCGGATGCTTATGAGGTGCCTCCCGGAGATGTGATACAACCGCCGGCACTCCCGGAGATACCTCCTTTTGGTGATGATATTGCTCCGGTTGATGGCTTTTTTGCAATATCGGGCAGCACAACAATTGATCCGGATGGTGATATATTTGTGCATCTTGGTTGGGAGCCATCAAGCAATCCTCTTTGCATAGGGTACCGCCTCACCTCACAGATTGCCGGAGGATCCATTGAGGTGCATGATTTACCGGGCCGCCTCTCAATCTCATGGGATGATTTTGCTCCGGAGATTGGTGATATAGTTGAGTATAAGATAATAGCCGTGATCAACTCAATCACTTATAGTGCAGAGGTTGCAATCACTCATCAAGTAAATGATGGATCATTGCCTCCGGCCCCGCCGGCATCTTTTGAGGTAACTCCAACAACCGGCAACCTTGCCAAAGTATCATATACCGCAATGCCAAACCCGGATATTGTAGGGTATGAGTTGAGGGCCTTTAGTTATGGCAACTATCAAGAGGGCAAAGGGGCCTTTATTGGGTTGCTTACCTCATCCGGTACGGAGGTATATATCTCCGGATACTCCGGCACTCAATTTGCATTGAGGGCGGTTGGTGCAAATGGATTGGTATCAACTCCTCTCTTATCGGATCCGGATCTTGTTGCGGTTGATGATCAATGGGCTCCGGCCTATGATTGGGGTGAGTGGAGTTTGTTGGTTGATGGGTGCTATATAGTTATAGATTACAAACAGCATGATCCTCATTATTTGATCACTCAATCAACATTGATTGCAGCAGATCAAGATTGGGAAACTTTTGATGATTTTGTTGAGGCACCGGTTGAGGATAGATATTTGGGATGCTTTGAGGATGTTATTGCAGAGGGGCAAACGGTGCAATATGATTTTTTTGTTGGCACAAACATCCCCGCCGGCACAAATTACCCACATGATGCTCCGGTTGCTGCAATTATTAAGTTTTTAGTGTATGATGGTACAACTTGGATCAATCAACAGCAATTTGATACAAATACCGGCCTCATTACATACACGGCCCCGGCGGGGATCACCAAAACAAGGATAGACATATACCCTCAAAATGATTGGGTTGTGCCGTCAATGATTACTCATGCTTGGTGCCGCCGTGGCGGTGATTATGAGCAAATTGTATAAAAAAGATGTATAATAGTATTATATAAAAGGAGATCAAAATGGCATTGCCGGCAACAAAACACAATTTATATAGAACATGGGCAAACATGAAAAACAGATGCACCAATAAAAATGCAAATGATTTTGATGCTTATGGCGGCAGAGGTATAAAGGTTTGTGAT